AAGCAGTTGTTTCTAAATAATGTGCTATCAGAGGCACTTGACAACGGAGCACCGGCATACTATAATAGCAACATTCTCGGCCGTTACATGCGGAAAGATTATGGAAACTTTGGAAAAGACCCTGCAGGTGACTCATGACTGGGCAGTTGACAGACTGCACATTCTCTGCGATATGAAGACGGATGATGTGCTAAAATCTGTAGAAGATGCTCATGCGATCCAGTCAGAGTTTGCCGAATGGTTAGACCCTAATCTTGAGGATCATGAAATCTACTCACTCGAATATCTTGGAGACGATGATTAAAGCACTTTTTGGAATTGGAATTCTTGCAAGTGTATATGCAATCCCTTCCCCAGAACCTGAACAAATCAAAGCAAAATTAGAACCCGTAGAAGAATCTGTTATTGTAGAGAAGACTTGGAAATGTCCTAGTTGTACTCCCAATGAACAAGTTGTTCTAGCAGCACTACAAGAGCACACAAAGATCTCTGATCGTAATGCGCTTGCTACAATCATGGGAAACATTCAGCAAGAATCAAAGTTCATTGCTAATATCTGTGAAGGTGGTGCTCGTGTTTCTTACTTGGAATGTAAGGCTGGTGGATTTGGTTTAATTCAGTGGACTTCTATTGGACGTTATAAAGGTCTTGGAAACTTTTGTGCCAAGTATAAATGCAATCCATCTTCTCTTGATGGACAAGTTCGTTGGATGATTAATGAACCTATCTTCCAACGTGTCCTTCCACAATTTGAGGGTGGTGGACAAACAGTATCTTATTACATGAGACCTGCATACTACTGGCTAGGATGGGGTATTAAAGGTAATAGAGAACTTTATGCATATGACTACACTAAAAAAATGGTATGGGCATGATCAAAAAACTTAAATCACTTTTTATTAAAGAAGCACCAAAAGTAGAATGTTTGATTGATGACTTGGAAGCACCATTATTCGAATGTGGTTCTGGAAGTTTTACTCAAGGATATAGTTCTTTTGTGGGGCAGTTTGCTCCAAAGTATTTAAAAGATGATCCCTGGTTTGGTCCGGCAGTTTTATCTGAACCTCAAATGACTGTCAAAGAATCATATGAACATGCAGTATCTGACGGACAATTATTGCATGAAGATGATACAGTAGAACCAAAAGATATTCATGAGGTAATATATAATATTGCTACTGGTCATGGAAAAACTACGACGCAACTTGACCCCACTCCACAATTTGGAAGTGGTTCTGAAAATTTTCAGGAAGGTTGGCAATCAGGAACAGGTTGGATGCAATTTAGATGATTGATGATTGGCGTTATAGTGAACAGAAGTTAAATCTCCGTGAGTCTGCACTTAAAGTTCTTCTCACTAAATATGGTGGTCAACTAAAAGACTCATTACCTGTATACACTAATCAATCAATGTATGAATGTGCTCATGATTGGGTATCTCAGGGTAATGTAAATACTAATGGTATTATTAAATATTTTGAGGCACATTATAGATGAAAAAAATTATTGCAAGTTTACTGGCATCTGCGGTATTAACTACTCCTGTTTTTGCAGATCCACTTAAAGATAGTGAATACTTCACTATGCATTCTATGGGATGTATGTTACTTGGAGAATGTACTGATGATGTTGAAGAAATTGCTAGTATTCTAGATGTGTCTAGTCAATACTCCAATACTGAACAGTTTTACTCTGTTGCTACTGAATTTAACAGTATGCTTAGTTCCCTTAATATGATTGGGGTCAAAGTATTTTTAGCAGATCAAAAATATTTTCCTGTATCTCATAGGGGAGTTTATCATACTGTAGGTAATAACTTCTTCCTCAATAAAGCATTCATGGGTCGTCCGAGTGTATTGATGAGTGTGATGCGTCATGAAGGATGGCACGCGGCACAGGATTGTATGGCAGGAACGATTGATAATAGTATGATTGCTATTATTAAACCTGAAGATGAAGTTCCACCATTGTGGCGTGAGATGGTAGAACGTACTTATCCTAAGTCTGCAGTACCTTGGGAAGCAGAAGCAACATGGGCAGGTAAGACAGAAGGAATGACCTCTAATGCACTTGCGGCATGTGCTGATGGTGAGATGTGGAAAATATACCCTCCTACTCCACTGACAAGAAAATACCTTGTAGAGAATGGATATATTAAATGATTTTTATTGAAGAACCAGTTACATATAAGCAAATTCAAGTTCCAATCGAGGTTGTTGAGTATTGTTCAAACTATACTCGACTTAATCCATATGGAAAAGAGATGTATAATCTAAGACTTTTGGATTGTTATTGGATGTATACTGGATATTATGGTCCTAATAAAATGCCAAAACTGACACCAGTTTTTGAATAAATAATAACATCCTAAACAGGAAACCAGCCAAGAAGAGTTTTGTGAAACCTCTTGTGTTATAATGGTAAACTCTTTGTTGGATAAAGAATTTAAAACATGTCCACTCTAACCAGAGAAGTATTAATCAAAACTATTGTTGCCAACGAAATGAAAGAGCACGATGGTTTTAATTATACTCAACAACTAAAAAGTACATATCACAAATGGGAACATCAATCAAGTGATGCTCTATGTCAAAAATTTAATCAAATAGAAAAATCTAATGTCACTGTTGACATACTAAAACCATAAATATAAGAGCCATGCTTTCTTTCGATGCCAGAAGAAGTCAAAAAAGATGAACCTAAGAAAAAAGGTATTCTAGGAAAACTAAAAGAGGCGGCAGACGATAAAGAAGAACAAATTGCTATTCTTTCTACATTTGTCAGATTAGGTATACTTGTCTGGAGTGGAGGAATACTTACGTTGGCTTACATTAAATTGCCACCAGCACTTGGTATACCAGAACAAAAACTGGATCCGACTTTTATAGCCAGCGTTTTTACTGGGGTTTTGGCTACTTTTGGTGTCCAGGCAGCAAAGAAAGCAGGAGAAGGTGGTGGTAATGGTAATGGTGGTATCACAAAAGAACAGATGGAAAGATTGATTGAGAAAGCAGCACAAACTGCACCGGCACAAACTATTCGTATTGAACAGGCGCCTGTACAAATAACACAGGCACCTCCAAAGTCTGATGAATCTTATAAGATGTAATTATGAATAATCAAAAGTCACCATTTAAGTGGGTAGTTCTAACAGTGGGAACATTGTTTGGGATTGCTCATATTGGTGTCTTGGGACATTTAATAAACAAAAATAATTTGCCGATAATCAATCTTCCTGTTGGAGATTATACTTCATATACAGTAGAGGCAGGGGAGAAAGGATATAGGATTGATTACTCATCAAATGATCCTAAAGTTATGGGTGTCCGAAAAAGAGTTGATAAGACTAATGGATTCTTTGGTATTGGTGGGAAATCAAATGTGGAATATGATGAAGAGTATACGATGGATGGTGCCCGCCATATGGGTGGAGGTGCTGAGGGAAAGTTGACTGCGAAAAAGATAGAGTGTATAAAGGCGGAAGGTGGTGGAGAATCGACAGGAAGGATAGTAGGTGCTAGTCTTGGTGCTGCTGCCGCACCATGGTTTACTAGTATCCCATATGTCGGATGGGTTGCCGCCGGATGGATAGCAATGTTTGGACAGGATAAGGGTGCAGAGATCGGTGGAGAACTTGCAACAACAATGATGGAGGGATGCAATGAAATTTGAATTGGATATGGAAGACTATACAATAATACTAAATTCACTTCACTACTATAAAAAAGTGGAGAAAAGGGGCAACTTTAAGCAATATAATGAAGAACGTGTAAATAAGTTAAGAGATAAAATGGCATATCAATTAGTTCCTAGTCCTGATAGTAAAAGATGAATTTATTGTTACGTCCACTTGATAATCCGGCTGATCCTGTATGGTCAGTAATCATTCTAGTAATTATTGCTGTTGGGTTGGCACTAGGTTATGTTATATACATACTAAGAGAATCGTTTGAGGAATTAGCAGATGGGTGCTATGAAACCACCAAGCAGGAAGTCCTGCTACAACTTCCGAGTAACGGAGATCAATCGTGTACTTGATGGTGATACTATTGATGTCACTATTGATCTGGGGTTCGATCTATACAAGAAGGAGAGAGTTAGAGTTGCAGGAGTTGATACGCCAGAGAAAAGGACGAAGAACTTAGAGGAGAAGGCACTTGGAATCGACGCAACCAACTGGCTCAAAGAGAAATTGGAAAGTACTATTGCTGGTGATGATGAGTTGTCTGTTAGGACTGAACTTGTTGGTGGCGTCGGCAAATATGGTCGTCTTCTTGGTTGGTTATACATTGGGGACGAGTCAGTGTCCCTTAACGAACAAATGATTGAGTTTGGTTATGCCCTTCCCTACGACGGAGGAACTAAAGATATGAATCTTGAAGCACTTCGTGAGATTCGTAGAGCACATGGAACTTTAGTAGAATGATGAGTGGTTTATTTGTATTTGGATTTATTATTTTATTGACTTACACCCTACATATTACATGGCCTATAAAAAAAGGTAAAAATTAAAATGCAAAAATTAGTCAATGTAATCGCATTACTTTCTGGTCTTGTGTCTTTATCAGTTGTTGGTGGTGGTGCTTATCTTTATCTCAATAAGGATGCACTTATCGATCAAGTTAAAGAAAAAGCAACAAAACAAATTACTGAAGCAATTGCTGGAGCACTTCCAGGAATGTTAGATTCTGCCATGCCTGAACTTCCTGGTGTTACTGGTGGTGCTGTTCCTGGATTGCCAACTCCAACACCTTCTGTGACCGGAGGAGCACTTCCTTTCTGAGAATTCTGTGAAAATTGTTAAATAGAAATAGTTTGAATTGATACATATGTCCTTTACTTCTTCACGCAAAAAAAAATTTGTAAAAATTAAAAGCAAAAAAAAGAATGATACTGATAGTACATTTTTCCTTTATGTTGTTTTTCATTCTGTAATTTCTTCTATTATGAATATTTTTACGGATGACTGAAATTCCGGTCATCACTTCACTTGATATTTCTATTCGTGATATTGAAATTCCTCAGGTAAATACTTCGGTAAGTAACTACACAGGAATACCTTTAGGACCTCCTGTTGTTGTTAATCTTGGTGTGCCTATAGTTGATATTCCGGGGTGTGTAGAAGCTCATGAAACAAATAACTCTAAGAATAATCAAATAAGAACCGATGACAAAAATGGATTGGTTACGTATTGTGATTCTGGTGTTCCCAGTTTTAATCCTATTTTATATGAACCTGAACAGATGATTATGACGACACCAAGTGGTGTCAATGTTCCAAAAGATCCTCCTATAGTTCCAAAAACTCCAGAGATTCCAAAATCTCCATCTATTCCTGCTGCTACTGCTAACATAGAATGTCCTACTAAAGTCCAACAGGCACAAGAACCTGTTGGAACATTAGTAGAAGGTTTTAGAAAGAGAGTTACTGGTTATGAACTCATTGATAAAACATGTGTTCAAATAACAGAACCAGTATCACTTCCTACACAAATTCTTGCTGGTCTACCTAGTGGTGGTCAAGTTGTGCAAATAGGTGGTATTGCTGTCATTGCTACATCATCAGCACTACTAGCAAAACCGCTGGCAGATCTGCTATTGAAAGCAGTCAAACCAACGGTTAAGAAAGTTATGAAAAAGATTGCTAAACTAAGAGGAAAGAAACCTCCTATCTTGTCGTCAGGGGAACGTCGAGCAGAGCAGCGTCAGATGAATGAGGCAGTACGGGTATTGCGCTCTGTTTTCCCTCGGAAGAAGAAGAAACTCTAGGAATCTCATGGTAGTGTGGGTGTGTATGTCCTGGTGGATTATTTACCACAACATCGGCACATACAGAATAGTATGGTGACTTAGGATGGAATTGAATTCCCTTCAATTTTAACTCACCACAATTCTTAAGACGTGCTATCTCAAAGTCTAACCTTTTATTGGCAGTCAATTGTTGCATCATTGCAATATTAGAAGATGCTGCTTCTTTACAAAGGTCTTGTAATTTTTTATCTGTAGGTGTACTCCATGTCATAGAGAAACCTAGACCTAGACTGTAGTTATCTTTCTGTCCAGTTCTTGTTCTTTTATGGAAGACAATATCTCCAGGATTGTCAAGTCTCCCATCTCCAATAGGTCTCCCGTCATCATCAAAGGCACCAAAATTATCGGTGACATCATATACAGGATCCATATAGTAAGGTTCATATGGTTTAGAAGCAGAGAGACTTCCTGTTACATACGGTGTGAAATTGCGAGTGGGACCTTGACACTGAATCCCCCCTCCATATGTGTTCGTAATGTATGGTCCCTGAAGGACTTGTATAGCTTGGTTTGTAACGGAGCCTGAACTGTTAGCAACAGGAGAAGCAGTAGCAGACACACCACCAACGGTTTCAGCATAAGAATTTAAGGGTAATAATGATCCGAGAATAATTACTCCAATTATTGACTGAAAATGGAGGTTGTATCTGTTACGCTTATGACTTCCGTTTCTCTTTGAATAATTGTATGATTTTGTAATCCTGGGCCGCTGTAAGTTTCTGTGAACTGGAACGCTGCTCCTGGTGTTGTTTGTATGAATTGAGGTTTGCTCGTTACACCTGTCCATGATGATGTCACTCCATTTATAGTTATATTAACTGCTCCTGTTCCTGGAGATAAGTTTCCACTTGCCGTAATACCAGAACCAGTGGCAGAGTACTGATATCCAGTACTGTAATCCATTGAGTTTATTGTTTCGGTTATTTTTTGAGTCGTTTCTGTGTGACTGGACATCGATCCCTGTGTAAAGTTTGGGACTACTGGGACTGCTTGTCCAGCAACCCCATGTAATACACCAAGAACCAACCCCAGACCGATTGTTTCTTGTAATCTAGTCATTCTTATTTAACCTTAATCAATAACAGTAATTTCGGATACAAATTGTCCTGTTGCCGTAGAACCAGCTCCTCCAGCAGTAATTGTGATAAGACCGGCAGAAGTTACAGTACCAGCTAGAGAACCAGCGGTTCCGGCTGTATATGATGTGAGATTACTAAAATTAGGAACATCACCTACCGTAGGAGCAGATGCCGGAACTGCATCAGCTTGAGTATATGACTGACTGAATGAAAAGGCAGAACCTGCTGTGTCTTGCGTAGCAGTAATAGTACCGGGAGAATAAACTCCAGAAGTAATAGTGCCAGCAGAAACTGCTCCTGCTGTGGATCCATCGGTAGTATCAATATTAGATCCGGAGATACTGAATGAAGAACCAATTCTTGTTGCTTGCGACCTAGCAGCATCAACTGTTAATTGAACACTAGACGCATGTTTTGAAACAAGCCCTCCAGCATTTGCTGTACTTGAAGCCATTATTAATATTCCAAAAACTAACAATGCTCTTTTCATTTTTTTCAAGCATACTTTTTTATTATTTAGTTAGTCTTAATTTATACTTATAAATAATTTGAAATAAATTTGATTTGAGATGGATCAACAACAAGAACATTTGGCACAATTATTAGAGCAAAAAAATAATCTTACCAATCAGTTAGAAAATATTCAAGGACAAACTACAAGAACTAGAGATGTTCTTCTTAAAACTATGGGTGCTATTGAGTATTTGGAAGCAACCGGAGTCAAATTGTCAGAACCAGAAGTGTCTGAAACGGAAGTCGCAGAAGAGGGTTGACGCACAGACCAGAAGGCATTATAATAAAGGGGTCAGCAAGGGCAAGTAGCTCAGATGGATAGAGCCACGCACTTCTAATGCGTTGGTCGGGGGTTCGAGTCCCTCCTTGCCTGCCTGATCCCTTGTAGCTCAGAGGTAGAGTCGGTGACTGTTAATCACTTTGTCGCAAGTTCGAATCTTGCCGGGGGAGTTGACAAGAACTCAATCTTGTCTTATACTACCTCTTGTGTGAAGGAAGTGTGATGAGAGAGCAATCTCTCACTTTGCGGAATTAGTTTAGAGGCAAAACTAAAGGTTTCCAACCTTTCGTCACCAGTTCGATTCTGGTATTCCGCTTTCGGGTTATCCGAATACCCGAAAAAAAGATGAGTATAAATACTCTCGTTACTTATTGTAACGAATTACCACAGAACCAGTCGAGGTTCTTAACATCTGCGGGTAACCATTCCGCAAGTAAAAAAACGAGGAAAACAAATGTTCAAAACGACTATCGCTGCAGCTGCTGCTGCAATTGCTCTTGCCCCTGCTGCCGCCCTAGCCGGACCCTATGTCAACGTCGAAGCTAATTCTGGTTGGACGGGATCTGATTATGGTGGAACTTCCACGGACCTTCACGTTGGATATGAAGGTGAACTGGGTGAGTCTGCTTCCTACTACGTCCAAGGAGGAGCTACTGTAGTCTCCCCTGATGGTGCTGAAAGTGACACTGTTCCTTCTGGTAAGGCAGGTCTCGGTCTTGCACTGACCGACGCACTGGGTGCATATGGTGAAGTCTCCTTCGTCGGTTCAGGTGATTCTGACATCGACCGTGGATATGGATCCAAATTGGGTCTGAAGTACAACTTCTGATCTTCCATATAAAATAAACATCTAGATGTTCGGGGACTCTGACGAGAGTCCTTTTTTTATGGTTAACTAATATCGTAAATTTATGAAACTCAAAGCACTCGCAACAATCTCTATTGCTCCACTGATGGTGGCATGTGGTGGTACATCAACCACATTTAGATTAGATGGAGCAGGTGCTACATTCCCTGCTCCGTTATATCAAGCATGGTTTCAAACCATGGCAAGTGAAACTGGAAACCAAGTAAACTATCAAGCAGTTGGTAGTGGTTCTGGTGTCCGTCAGTATATGGCTGGCACAGTTGATTTTGGTGCCAGTGATGGTGCTGTAAGTGATGAGAAGCAGAAGCTTCCGATGCTTCACATTCCTATGACTGGTGGTGCTATTGTTCCTACTTACAACATGCCTGGTTGTGATGTTAAGATGACACAGACACAACTTGCTGATGTATATCTTGGTAAGATTACTAACTGGTCTACTTTTGGATGTGAGAGTAAAACTATTGTTCCTGTATTCCGTTCTGATGGTAGTGGCACCACAAAAGGTTTCACTAACTCACTATCAGCATTCTCACCCGAATGGAAAGAGAATGTTGGCACAGGTAAGGCAGTAAAGTGGCCTGCTGGTGTTGGTGGTAAAGGTAACTCTGGTGTTGCCGCACAAGTTAAACAGGTTCCTGGTTCCATTGGTTATCTGAACTATGGTTATGTGAATGGTGATAAGTTTCAACAAGTATCACTACAAAACAAAGCAGGTAATTATGTCAAAGCAAATGCTGAAACATCTGCAGCAGGTCTATCGAGAATCATCCTTGACGATCAACTTCGTGGTGCTGACGCTAACCCTGCTGGTGCCAATGCATATCCTATTGTCTCCCTTACTTGGATCCTAGCATACCCTGAGTCTAAGACTGGTGTGAAAGAAACTCTTCGTTATATGTTGAGTGAGAAGGCACAGGCAATGTCTGATGGTCTTGGTTATGTTCCACTGCCTGAAGACTTGAGACAGAAAGCACTTGCTGCTGTTGACAGTATCGAATAATATAAGTATAGTGGGGGACAGTAGTCCCCCTTTTTCATGAAAAAGAAAATAAAAAAGTCGGAACAAAAAATTGCAGACTGCGATAATATCTACGATATGATTGAGATACTACAGAGTCGTATTGAGGAAATAGAAACTGAACATATGCAATTGATTCGTAAGATGGGTGAACTAAATAGTCGCGTAGACGACTTTTCTACAAATGAAAATTAATCTTTGGTACTCTAAGAGTATGAGTCAATGGAGATGGACTCTCTGTGAAGAATTTAAGAATGGTGTTACGAAAGTAGAACAACATGCCGGACAACGTGATAAATTGCGAGATGCAATGAATGATGTTGCTAATACGGTAGAATATATGTTAGAATGTAAAGATGAGGGCAAATAGATTGTCGATAGAGCATTTATTCGCAAGTGGCAGATTAGGTGTTCAAATATCTCATTATATATTTTAAGTTTAGTGTAAATGCAAAATAATCCAACATTAGTCAAATTTGATACTGGAATTAACAGTGATATGATAAAAAATATTATTGATACTGTTACTAAAAAATCTCCAAAGATGGAACCAGCTTTAGTTGGTTCTGAAGAACCGATTTTTGATAAAAAAATAAGAAATTGTGAAGTCACTCCCATAGTTAAAACTCATTGGATTAATGGACTTTTGGATTATTATGTGAGGTCTGTAAATGATGAAGTATATGATTATGATTTAGTTAATTGGCATAGTGAATTGCAGTTTCTTCATTATAGTGGAAAAGGTGCTGGATATGTTTGGCATTGTGATAATGGTGTTGAAGAAAATGAAATAGGTGTTAGAAAAATTACAGTAATTTTAGGGTTGAGTGATCCTAATGATTGTGAAGGAGGTGAACTTCAAGTCATAATGTCAGGTAATCATGGACGTGTTGATAGACTAAAATTGGAATTGGGAGATTGTGTTATGTTTCCATCTACATCCCTGCACAGAGTTACACCTTTAAAATCTGGAGAAAGGTCTGTTATTGTTGGATGGTATGGTGGTCCAGAATTTAGATAAATAACTGAAAACTGAAGACGTATAAAGAATTATACAATGGAAAATATAAAGATTAGGTGTCGTTCCTGCGGAAAGGAATTGGAAGGACACCCAAGTAAGACAATTTGTTGTGGTTGTCCGAATATGGCAACCATTCGTGGTGATAAGATTTCAGCAGTTGACTTATCAAATGTTGTTATGTTAAACTCTCATTATCCTAAAAATAAAAAAGAAGTTCTTTCATCGGAAGATATTTTATGGCACGAACAAAGAAAGCAACGCAAAGTTCGTAAAATGAATTTTGAGACTAGGTAATATTAGGAAATCAAAATAAGTTGACGAATACAAATTAGTAACTATTATAGCTAATATGTATTTCAATTTAAAAAACCATGGACGAGCACACCTATAATAACTGGGTGAAAGTCAAAGAGACTTTTGAGTCATCTGGAAATACCAACAATTTTTTCTATCAGAGAGCATGTGCTATAGTTGGTGGAGCACCAGATCCTATTGATAAAATGATAAACCAAGATAATGCCGCATCGGATGGATGAAATAAAACCAGAACATTATGTCACTCAAAAAGAGTGTCAGGAGATGATCGACGATGCTATTCGGAGACACAATAGAAACGCAGGTATTATCAGCATGTGTGTGGGGTGGGTTGTCTTATGTTTATTTGCTGAGGGCCTTCTCAGATTGATTGGTGTTATTCCACCACTATTACCAT